TGTGTATATTTCAAAGTTAGGAACAAACCAAGACTTCTCAATAAGTTTGTCTAATACTTTTGGCTTTTCAGGAGATAAATTTGAATTAATTGCAAAACGCATATTTCTACCTCTATCTGGATTTTGTTCAAACCAATCAAATAGCCTCCAAGTACCTCTATGCATAATAGGCTCACCGCCAGTAATTCTAATTTCTTCTAAACAATCTGCTAAGTCACTTTCCCACCATTTATGAAACGCTTGTATATATGGGTTGTCTTCTTCTTGCTTAGATACAGGTGCCGCCCATGGAGCAGTATCAACAAAGTGACCACGTCCATCTGACTGAATATTTTGATAGGCACCATATGTATTAATATCTTTAACCCATGCTGTTGAGAATGCTGGGTTACAGTATGAACATTTGAGATTACAAGCACGGTCAAATGAAATTTCTAATGTACGTAAATTTACATTATCGTCCCATGGCATTTCTGCACTCTTATGAATATCTTCATCTTTAAAAATCTCTGTTTTAAAAACTCTATCTGATATGTGGTCTTTGCCCATATCTTCAACTTTCCAACAGTATTCACATTCAGCTGGACGTTTACCTTCTTGCATATACTTACGCATAAGTTTTTTATGCTTTGTATTATGAATTGCAGTAGGATTATCTTTTAATTCTTCTAGTGGTATCCAATGTCCTGGTGGGTGGTGACAACTTGCAGTTTGACCATGTCCTAACCAGATAGTAGCATTATACCATTTAGCCGCACAATAAGAATCACTAACCGTATCTATCATACGTTTTTTATATTGGTGTAGTGTTTCGCCTTCCCAGTGTTTACGACCCATATCTAGCCTCTTTTTCTTCCTTTGCTTCGTTCCAAAAATCTTTCATTTCTGGAAACGTTTCTAGAAAATTTAAATTACGTCTTTTATCATATTGTGTAAAATATTCATAGAAACGTATAAGATGTGTACTTAATTCTTCATCTTTCATATTTAGCCCTTGTTTGGCCCATGCTAAATCTCGTTCAAGTTTTAAAACTTCGTAATTCTTGAATCCTGTATATTTTCTACCATATAAATCGTTCTCTAATACGTTCTCTTTCATAAAGTCAATATTCTTTTGTATTGTATCTAATAACTCATGGTCTGCTAATTGTATTGTCATCCAATCAGGATATCGTAGATAAGGAATATCAAACCAAATTCTTTGTCTTTTCTTTCTAACAAAAGGTGGGTGTTTGAACCCATTATGATCCGGTGGTTGTATAATTTTATCTTCTTGATTTTCATATCCAAATTCTTCACGCAAGTCTAATATCATTTGTAAAAAACCACGTAGATTTGGTATACTCAATAGTTGAAACGTATTAATAAAAGAAATTTCTGTACCATCAGTTTCACGCAATACTCTACGACAATTATCATACATCTTATCAAAGTCTAATCCGTCACGCATATATTCTGCTTGTTTACCTACACCATCAACACTAACATATAAACTAAAATGTTTATATGCAGGAGCAACATACCAGTAATTACCACTATCAGGATTAAATCTTTTTGGATCTTCCCATACTCGTATTTCTTCACATGCTTTTATCTTATCAATAAATTTATCAAATAACTTGTCTTGTGGAGGACACATGTTTGATGTAATACTCAAATCTAAAAAAGGATTTGGATTTTCATTTACATAATCAAACACTTTAAATGTATTGCTATCCATTAATGGTTCACCACCTGTCATACGAAAAACTTTCAAGTCTTTGTATATCATTGGAAACCATTTCCAAAATGCTTCGATATAAGGATTGTCTTTACGTGAAACTTCTAATGGCATAAGTCCAGTCTTACGTAAGTAATCTATATCATTGTGACCTGTACCATTGCTGAAACGGAAACCGCCGTGTTTCTTTACATCGTCTTCCCATGCTGTAGATAAGTGGGGCGAACAATAACTGCATTTAAAATTACATGCTTGATTAAAGTTCACCTCAACATATCTGGGAGTGATGTTGTGGTCCCAAGGATTGTTAACGACTTCATCCCAGGCATCTTTTACCCACCATTCACTTGAGCGATAATGTCTATCACTCAATCTACCGCCCTTTGGGGCATCAGGAGCGTCTTCAACGTTCCAGCAATATTGGCAACCTTCAGGACGGTCGCCACATTTCATTTGTTTACGTTCTTGTAATTTGAACGTAGTATTATGCAAAGCATTAGGATCTTTTTTAAGTTCGTCTAACGGAATTGGATGCGTTGGAGGGTGATAGCAACTGTGTGTACGGCCTTGTGGCAAATGCAAACTAACTTGCAACCACTTTGCCATACACATTGATGGAGATAACGCATTAAGTTTATCTCTTGTTGCTATTGCATCATCATCATAGTTAGACATTTAAATTACTTGTCCCAACCCGTTTGTTTTTCTGTTGCTAAAGGATTATTAACTCTTGGTGGATTCACATATACTCTTTTGAAGAATCTAGCAACCTCAGGAGTAGGGTCGCATAATTCCATACCAATTTTATCATCAAGGATATCACCAAGATTTACAGTTTCATCAAATAACTTTTCATAGTTCCATTCTAGTTTAGTTCTAGAACATTTTTCTTCACCGCCTTCGAATTTAGGAAAAACAGTATTCTCAAAATATTCTTTGAACCAATCATAACTTGAAATGTTTTCAAGAATGAAATCTTTGTTAAGATTTACATCATAACAACCTAGTCTAGCACCATAACATGCCCATATACCATTCTCAACATCAGCACCAATATTACACCATGTAATCAATCGTTCATAGTTCTTGGGCCAAATACGTTTTTTAAAATCTTCGATAGGTACTCGTTTGCCTTCATCAAGTGACATCTTGACACCTTCACGATAACCTGCACGAAAGGCTTGAAAAGGTGAACCTGAATTAAATACACGTGAATATATATTGTTCATTTGAATATAGTTCAAGTCCCAACAAAAGTCTACTTTCTTTGTTTCATCTTCTGCATTTTCGTGTGTCTTCATGTCTAATACAAGTTGCACTGGCCAGCATTTAATACCACCGTTACCGTATACTAAACCGTTAGTCATATTTTTTGCACTCCAAGATATAACAGAGTTTGCTAAATCTGTGCCATCTGGGAACGTTAGTTCAATATCAAAGAAGTTTTCTTCAACAATATTGTCTCCATCGATAGTAATAAATCTATCGGTGTCACTTTGTTTTGCACATTCTTTATGTGCATTATCGAATCCTTTCACTCCGTCAACACGTTTAGCAAAAGGAAACTTACTGATAATATCAGCCCAATGTTCTTCTTTATTGGGTTCGTCATAGCTTAAATAGAATACATCTAGTTCGCCAATTTCAAGTTTCATTATAATCTCCTGAATGAATATTTTTCCAGAAACTTCTGGGTGTATAAACTTATACTGTATTTATTATATTCGAATTTAATAGAAACTGGACCTGAAAGCAATTTAGCAAAAGGTATTTGTATAGTTTCTATTAAATGCTCTGGTTTGCTATCAAATGTTATAAAAAATGGATGGCTATATTTCCCTCCAACAGTTACATCTTGTGAACTATTAACTTTTGATGCTTTCATTAGTACATTGCTTGGTATAAACGTTAATTCTTTACCATCATAAGTTATTTCAATATCTGAATTTTTAATATGTGAAATTTTATGTAGTTGACTTTCTTTAGAACGTTTTTGAAGATGTACTCTTGTTTTAACTAATTCATATGTAAATACGTCCTTAGTTTTGCTGATTAAAAAATCTGATAATTTTTCTTCACCAGTCATAAATTTAGTAACGTCAGAAACATCAAAGTATGCAAACAATGTATTTTCATCTTCTGGTTCAGTAGAAGATATGGCTAATATTTTGCCATTATCATCGAAACTTATTACTCTTGCACTCTCTCGTTTTTCAATACTAGTTATATTCATATATCCAATGCACTTTCATATTGTTTTATTTTTTCATCAGTCATCCAACTCTTTTCTACATAATGAAAAGGAAGAGACTGTTCATAATTTGCTACTCTAACTTTTAAATCATCAGATAAGTGGCTTGTTAAACTTTGAGTCCAATCATTTGATATTTTAGTTTGTGGTATATTCTGAATATAACTTTTCATATGTACAAATGTAGGAACATCTTTAATATTATATTCACATACTTCATCTTCAAGGTCTAGTAATCTTATAGCTAAAGCAAATGCCAAATCTGCACTCATCCAGTTTTGACCTATGCCTCTCATAAACTTATCATAATATACGTTCCAGTGTGTCATAATAATTTCTACCATACGAAAGAATTCGTAAGTAGTTGAAGACTCTTTAAAGTATGTGAAGTTACTGTACGCATTTGGTAATTCTAGTTGTGTAAACTTTTTTCTGTAGTAATCATCTACAACGTTTTCATTTCTAAATGTTTTAACATTTGTGCATACCCATAAATCTTTTTTCGATAGATAATCCCACCAATGGTCTACAGAATGAGTAAACACCATATCTGTATCTAAGATAATACTTTCTTTAAACGGAGACATATGTGCATATTTCCATTTATTATGTATTTTCCATTTATCAGTTCCTGCATCATCATTCCATGGTATGTCAACAATATGGTCAAATACTTCACGATGTTTATCTGTGATTTTACTTTTAGTGTTTTCATCTACGCAAATACAAATTTTATTTTCTTGTTGTGATGCTTTTATACTTAAAGCCATAGCATATGCTAACTTTAAATAATCGTGTTCTTCATTGTTTTGTGCAATAGCTATATAACCTTTACTCATCTTACACTCCCACAATTTAAGAACTCGTCTATATTTCTTTCAACTGATTTTTTATTCATGATATGAATATCTGTATTATTAAATCTAGCTAATAGATGTTCGGTTGTTTTATCTGCTTTTGCACAATACATAATAATATCTCTGCTATTGTTTACTCTGAAAACATCATCTAAATCGAAACTATTATTTAAGTAATCTATTGGAAGTTGCGGTGCAGTAGAGTCTACACAGCCGTTGATTATATGTATAGCCATAGAAAAAGCAAAATCGTTTCTATATAATGTTCCACCGCAGTTGTATAAGAAATAATAATACTTGTAGTTGTTTTTAATGTGTTCTATTAATGAAAACAAATTCTCTGTATATTCTGATTTTCTAAAATAGAAAACAGTAGCCCAATACATTGGTATTGAAAAATCATCAATATAGGAAACGTTACCACCATGTCTACCTGCAACGTCCCTATATTGACAATTAATCATGAAGTCGTTTTCACTACCCCACACTTGGTCAAGTGTGTTACTCATAACAAAGTAATCACAATCTATAACCAAATTCTCATCATAAGGAGATATGTCGTACACACCTCCTCTTGATTTGTTTACAAATGGAGCATAGGCAGATTCACCTGTACTTCCGTCTCTAAACAATCTAATATTTTCTTCTTTGCTTCCTGGATCTTGAAATATAATTCTATCGAAATATTTCTCAACTAGTTTATGGGTTTCTTTATCATCGATAGATTTTTCATCTGTTATTAAACAAATTTCATCAAATTTTGATAAGTTTTTTCTAATAAAGCCTGCACTAGCACATGCAATTTTAATATAGTCTATCAACCCATTGTTTGTAGCAAAGATTATAATTCCTTTGCTCATTATATCTCTAGTACCTTTTCAATCTTTCTAGAACTTTTTAGTTTCTGATAATCATTGTAATATTCATTTATTGCTTCAAAGTATAAACTAGAAATATCTTCTAAAAACTTTTTAGTATCTTCAATCTTAATTGGTATATCATTCTTATCCATAATAATAGCTTCTTTTTTTCCTGATGAAACAATCATATGTGTAAAGCCAATCAATGATTGACTAACATTAAATGTACCACCATTTGTGCTATAGTTAAGAAGGTTTTGTGTTTTGACTTTTAAATTATTCTTATTCAGATTAAAAGTCTGCATTGTATTAGAAAAATCTAATGCTTTTTCTAGCCTTTCAAGTTGTTCCTGAGAAGGTGTAATATCGTTAGACATGGTTTTACTCCTTGTATTCTTTTAATAATACAGGAAAAATCAACAAATGTCAATAGTTAAAGTTCAGAAATTGCAACAAAAGTTGGACCTTTTGAGCCACTTGGAATGTGTTTTACACCCAATCCTGAGGGATCTGGGTCATTTGCAAAGAACAAATCTACTTGTGCAGTTAGTGTTCCTGCTACATAATCTTGACCGTACCAAGCATAACCGCCCCATTCACCTTGGTCTGCTACGTGATTATCTATTAATTTAAGCTGGAAATCAATCGCATTTGTACCATTTAATCTAGCATATATTTCATATCTGTTAGAACCATAGTATTGATTTGAATTACCGCCGCTTGTACCGCCTTGTTTATGGTATATACGTTTATATGTATTTGTGAGACTTTTAAAGCCTCCTGTGATACCATTGCCTTCGGGGTCTGGTGTACCAGTATTGCCTGTAACAGTTGTTACGTTGTGTCCTAATTTTACCATTCCTACGTCTGAAAATAGAACTTGCCAATCAAGACTTTGTAAATCTGTGCCACTGGCTGTGAAACTAGTATCAAGTCTTATCTCTCCGCCTGTATTGAAATAATGTCTTCTAGTATCTTCGTCAAGAAATATAGCAGAAACTTCGTATGTGACTATGTTATCCCATACATATTCTGGTGTAGTATTTCCTGGTATTAAATATGTTTTTGATGAAGATATTACATTTGTTTGAATATCCATCATTGCAATATCGTAGTTTAACTTATTCGAACGGACATTGGTGATATCTGTTGTCAAATTTGGAACCAGTTCGATAAGATTACCTGGAGTAGGATAAAGAGGACTACTAGTATCAAGTGGTGATAGTATAGTAGTCCCTTGATGTCTTCCTGCAAACTTCAATGCAGTTAGGAGTAACTGCATATGGTTAGCATTTATTTTCACGCCAGAGGCAACATTTGGAATTACTAGTTGGGGTTGACCATATCCTGAGTCATCAGCACCAATTCCAACGATATCATTGATATCATCTGCGAAACCGTTGTAATCGATTGCCCGTATCTTTCCTCCTAAATAGTAACTCTGCGGTGCCATTTATTGTATCCTCTTTGCATGATTATAGACTTATAATTTATTATAAGCTGTCTGTAACCGTAAAACTAGGATTTGTTATGTTAACGGAACCTGATGCGTTGGAAAGTTTTAATGATCCAACGTTAACTGATGTTGTACCAGTAACTTGGTCATGACCTGTCCAAGACCATGGGCCTCCATAACCTGATCCAGATCCTGATGTTGCCACGTGTGCATCCGCTAAAGTTGTCTTCACATAAATATCCGCACCATCTTTATATGCTTCGATAGATACATAGTTAGAACTATATGCACTAGCATCCGCATATTCTTTTTTAACTTCTACATAAGAAGTAGTCAAGTCTGAATATTTTTTACGTTCTGAATCTGCCACTGTAGTTGTATCAGTTGGTCTCAATGAAATTCTATAAGTTCCTACTTCTGTTGTTAGTTGTTCCCATGAAGTTCCTTGAGAGTTACCGCCTGATCCTGTGTGTGATAAAGAAATTCTAATTTCTCCACCTGCTGAGAACCATGCATTCATTGTAGCTTCATCGTTGAATGTAACTCTAGTTACAGTATCAATAGTACCATTCCAATTGGATGATGTCTCTGTTGTTTCTGTAGCTACTGTCATATCCCAACCAGAAGAATAATCCCATGGATTATTAAATCTAGTTGTTAAATCTGTGTTCAATGATGAGGCATGATTGTAATATTGATTGTCGTCAATGATGTCACCAGCATTGACAGCCGTTAGTGGGTTTGTAATGTTATAATAATTTGTGACCTTTGCCGCCGCAGAGAATAATGAATCTTGATACGCATCATCAATCAAATCACCTGCCGCAGGGTTGGCCTGTACCGAGTGTGACTGGTTATAGCCACCGCCGACACCTGTTCCATTAAGAATGGTATTCAATGTGTCTCTAAGTGTACTTAAGTCACTATTTGATATCACCGCCATGTTTTTACTCCTAAATTTGACTAGTCAATTTAAATTTAATAACTAAAAGGTATTTCCGGATATCCTCTTAGCTAAGTTGAATAGTAATAGTGTAATCAATTACAATAGTTCTATTCGCTGACAATAACACAGGATGAAAAGTTACATGTGTTACCATCAAAGATTTTGTTTCATCCAATCCTGTTGGTGTTGTTACACCTGCAAGAAGACCGATTTCATCAAAAGTAAATGCATTGACACTATCTGTATCTGTAGAACTATCTGTCACCGGTGTTTGAATTGTCGGATCAATCAGTTGTTGCATTGCTTCATATTGAGAATGAGACATTTCAACTTTGAAGTTTACTTTTGAAGTATTTTCTGGAACTTCAACTCCTCCCATATCTTGTCCTGGCCCGAATACCTCAGTAACGACCTCTTGTTGATATGTTTTGGAATACAATGTTGAGTTACTGGATGTAATTGGTAACCCATCATATGTAGTGAAAACTCTTGGAGAGCGGTATGATAGTGTAGTTGTTGAACTACTTCCACCATTACCAAACGCCATCCAATTGATATATGGGGCATCGCCTGAACTATTGATACTTGCTGGTTTCCCACCAAGTGCAGAAGCTAAGACATACGCCATATTTCCTGGATGTATCGCATTTCTCTTGTCTACAAGCACGGTTCCTGTCTCTTTATCTGAAATTTTCAGTGTACCGATAGCTTGTAAGTTAATTTTATCTTTAAACATGTTTATCTCTCTTAGTAATCTTATCTATTTATCTTATTTCTGGTAAGCCCCTTTTAAACCATATCATGAAGAACAATTTCCATCGGACTGCCTAAAACATACACTTTGTTCGTTCCTGAACCTAAACTCATGGACAATCCAGTGTATATTCCTCTATCAGAAATAGTCAAATTAGTATTATCTTTCTTATTATAAGTCATGAACTCTATTTTACCTGTAGTTTCATTTCTTAATGCTATTAATTTCTTGTTTTCTCCTGATGCTACATTAAAGTTAGCAGGTTGATCCACTATGAGTGTTTCACCATCAAATGAACTAGCTGTAGATTCTTTTTTAACGTCTATCTTCCAGCCTCTACCAAACATGTCGTAGACAAACAAGAATGTTTTGTCATGTGTTGTTTTCGTATCATCTGTATATTGGTCTACAAAAACAACAGACGAATCTCTAAATTCAGGTTTTATCAATCCTGTATCAAAGTCATCTCCTTGATATCCGTCTGAACGTGTGTATCTTGTTCTTAATAATCTTCCTTGTTCATACGTTCCATCTTCTAATTCTGTTAAATTAGAGTCATCCCATCCACCACCGTCTTTAACGATATCAGAATAACGCCCATGATTGCCAAAGTCAAGTGTTATATTCATATTTTCTGCAACACTTACATCTGCATTCATTAATTCATCTTTGCCATAATATCTGATAACTTCACGTATCTTAGTATGGTATGGTTTTGCTTCTGTGATATAATCAATTACATCATCATAACTATCACGTTGATAGATAGCATACTTTCTTAAATTTCTATTGAATAGATTTAAGTCAATGTAACTTGTTTTAAATACCCAATCTGGATATGTTTTTTCTGTATACAAGTAGTTTATCATATCAAAGTATATACGATTGATAACTTCATCTGTTGCATATGCTCTTAACATATACATTAATTCTATAATTTGAACACCGATAGCATTATCATAATATTTTTTATTAGCAGTTGAATTATCTGGGTAAGGAATATCAGTAAATGACATTTGTAATGCACTTCTAGAACTGTTAACTAAACGCAACGTACCTTCATGTTCAAAGTAATATTCATCTCTATCACCTAATTCTAACTTAAATGATTTAACACCTTCGTCATAAAGTTTTAACATATCAAAATCTCTTGTCTTAGAAAGATATGAAAATTTTTCTATATTTTTATATTCATCAGTTAGATACCAATCTTGATATGATAATGCAAGTTGGTCTCCGTAAAAATAATCTTTATATTCAGGATATTTCGCTATCAAATGTGTTTTTGAAAAATGAGCATTTATTGATGATGCAAAGTTGTCTCTTGCTGACTCCAAGTTTTTGAAGTATCCACCATCGAATGGTTTAACTCTGTAAACTCTTACAATATCACCTTTCATTAAAGGGTAAGGTGCATTTTGTTTTATTTCAATTTTTGCGTTAGCAGGATTACCGTCTGTAAATATTGTAAGACTTGTTGCATCAACAACATAACCGTCTACAGTAACTACTATATCATCTAATGTTGCATCGCCTTCATAGATATCAAGTTCACTATAATTGGCATCTAAGAATGGTACTGGTATTCTGCCTTTAGTCAAATCTCCTAACATACTTTCATCAACAACTGTGACATTACTATATTGATACATTAATCCAGCTAAAGAATAACTCATGTTATTCAATCCTAACTCTCCAGGTCTATCTGATGAGCCTTCTTGAATTAATTTCCAGTCAGTATGCTTTTTATCTGTGTCAGAAACAGTATTGTATTCAACACAAACATCTATTGTTGGATTTTCAAAAACATATGAGTTGTTACTGATTAATATTTTGTCAACGCTTATTGGGATAAACTTATTTTTTATGTTACCACTTTCAATAAGCATTTTTAATTCTTCAACACTTAATGTTTTACCATCAGTAGGTTCAGAACCTTCTTCTGACCAATAGAAGTATTCAGTTATACTTCTGTTCTTTTCTGTATCAAAATATACTTTCGTTGTAAACGTAGTAATATCTTCTGGTAGTGTTTCACTCTTAGTCCATTTCTTGACGTTAATCTCAGAACCAGGAATTAATTTGCCCCAATACTTTGAAGCAAACTTTTCTATTAATCTACCATTGGTATCTCCATAGTCGTTATATCTGTAGTATCTTGCCAATGAAGTGTCCCACCAAATTTCACCTAGATGTTCATCTAACCATAGTTCTTTACTTGTTGGTGTATCATATCCTGCAGGATCTTCCCATGTAATATAATCTAAATTCTTTATAATTTCACCAGGCATTTTAAGACTTAGTGGATCAAATAATTGATAGTTATAAAAGTTTTCTCCATCTTTTATAATAACACGCCTGTGTAAATCAGAGTCAATAGTATCTGCTTGTATGTTTCTAATACTTAATGTACCTGTATTACTACGTTGTAACACAGCCCACTTACTATCATTATAATCATCTGCCCAAATTAAAGCCTCAGCATTTAATCCCAAATCGCTATAAAACTCATCAAAAGAAGCAAATAGATACGTAGGAGAATATCTAACAGATTTCCAACGCATTGCTTTAAAGTTATTGTTACTTGTAACGGCTGTATAGTCTCTAAACAATCCAATTCTATCTAATATAGTTTGGTCTGTTCCACTGAAACTCATAGCGACTCCAGTGTTAGTAAATATCATTCTTCCATCACTAGAAACACTAACTAAAGTATTTGTAGTTTGTGAATTTATTTGGTCTTTGAAATCTATTGCACTAGACAATGCTCCACCAGTATTTGAATTATATGCACCAGTTGCCATACCAATATCATTCCATGCATTTCCAGATACGTTCTCTAACACTATACTTGCTTGGTCAGATGTAATAACAATTTGTCTATTTGCATTTATAGATGCCACAGTGTTACCTACATTGCCTTGTAACACTTCATTAATGTTGTCTCGTATTGTAGTTACCGCATTAATTTCTACAGGGTTAGTTGCAAAACCAAGTCTAAACAACGCACCTGCTGAAACTTCTTCAACATCTAGTTCGTTTGTAGTAGAAATTATTTTAATATTAGAACCTACTTTAACTGCATTTACTCCTGTTATGTTAAGTGCATTAATTTGATTTGTAATAGACTCCGCTGTAGGATCAGAAGTAGCATCAAATGAAGAGTCTAATCCTAAAATTAGTCTTGCTGATCCTCCTATTTGTAAGTCATCATTAGTAGTTCTTATTTCCATTTGACCATTTGAGTTTATAAATGAAGACAAGTAAGATATAGAATTAACGTCTTGTGATAATAAAAATAGTTTACTTTCGATAAGAGTAGAACCAGAACTAATTAATCCCATATCAACTAAAACACCACCTGAAAGATTTAAATAATATTCACTTGTATCAATAACTAATTGGTTTGAAGTATTCAATGATGCAGTAATAGGTGCTACACTACCATTGATAGTAGATATAATATCTTGTACCGGAACAACACTTGCTAAGTTAATTGTTAAATCTATTGGTTCATCTCTGACAACTGTTGGAGTTGTTACTGCACTACTAGAGTTATTAAGTAGATAAGCAAATAATGGGTCCTCAGAAGGTTGAGTACCCAACGGTTGGGGATCTTGAGGTTGATTACCGAATGTTGAGTTTAATGAAGAAACTGTACTATTAAATGTTGCTATATGAACGTTTAATGCATCTATATACGTTTGTGTATAAGGAGGGATATTTAAATTAATACTGTTTCTATAATATGTAGCCGCTACTAATTGATCCCAAACATCATCTGCGTTTCCGCCTGCAGGCACTGTTTCACCTAAAATATCTTGTCTTAGTTGTTCTAGCGCCGTAACATATTGTGAAATATAACTAGTATCTGTAAACCCTAGTCTTATAAAATAATCTTGTATAGTCATTTGATTGTCAAGTGCAGGGCTAAAATTAATAGTCTGCCCACTAACTGAATATTGACTTGATGGTAAAGTAAAAGGTGCATCTAACCCATTATCGACTTGTATACTAGATACAGAATTAGTTGTTAAACTTGTACCTACTGTAAGTGATGATGAAGTTGATGATACAGTTTGTTGTTCAGTAGATGATGCACCAGCTTGAAATGTTATAACTGAGCCATTAACTGATAGTGACTTTGTACCAGTAATAGTTGGATTAGCAATGCTACCAACATGTTGTATATTTCTTATCGTTACTGTTTCTTGTGATTCGCCTGTACTATCAAAAACAAGAGTACCGCCTGTTCCAATATTATCAGTTGTTGTAACACTTGTTGTTGCTTCAATACTTGTTGTATCACTAAAGTCAACAGTAACAACATTGTCATTAATTTTAAACTGGTCTCCTTGAGTTGACGTTACCCCTAAAGTACCTGTTGTTGAAGTACCATCAAATTGGATTAAAGTATTAGTGTTTGCAATAAAACCGTTTGAATTATAAACTAGAAGTCTTGCAGTTTCTCCTTCATTAACTATTGGGTCAACTGTAGTTCCAGTTATATTAATATTTGTGGCACCACCTGCTCCTGGTACATACGAAAATGATTCACCATCTATAACTAATGTATCACCAGATTGAAAATCTGGATAACTAACTGTACCAATTGCTTCAACACCAGATGAAGAACCTGTAGGGACAAACAAACTGTTTGAAGTTGAATTGTCAATCTCAACAATTAACGGTTCATAGTTAAGTTCAAACACAAGATACTCGTAAATTATCGCTCCGTCAACTTCTCTTGTTCCATTTTCTACAAGATAATAGTAATCTGTAATCTCTGGTTCAATTTCTGCATTCTTAATTTTTAAGTAAACACTATCTGTAGTATCTATTTGATTTGTCAACCCTAGATATAGTTGATTATCAGATGTTTCACCGACATAACCTATTTCTGCTACTTCACTTAATCTTCTTACGTCCCATTGTCTTATTGGATCAAATTGTAGCCAAGCAGTATCGCCTTCACTCAATTCATTTGTAGATAAATTTTGTAAATCATATTCTGTGTTTACTGTATAGTCTACATCTTGTCCGTCAACATAGCCCGCAGTTTTTAGAGGATATTCTTTTGGTATGTCTCTGTATACAAAAGGATTTCTTATACTATCAAATGTAACAACATGTGGATCACTCGCCATGTCTACAACATTAATAGTTTTGTTTTCTTTGTATCCGTTATTTAATTTTCCGTAATCAGAAATCTTAAATGCCCATACATGCTCATGTTGAATATCTTTGAAGTTGCCGTTATTATTAAGAATTCTATTAACTGCGGAGTTTGTACCTTTGTGAGATAAAAATCCTTTATAAAACTCTAATTGTGATTCTCTTTCTACACTATGATTTCTTAAATACTCTCTTGGTGTATAACCAATTTGACTTGATTTTAATCTGTTAACAATTTCTAAATTTTGGTCTACTAGTGTATCTCTAAAGAACTTACTATCACTCGTAAGTGTTTCAAAGTTAGGTATTAGTTTATCACCGTATACTAAGAACCCATCTACGCTTAAAGTTCCATCCCAATTCTTACTTCTATTACAATCAATAGACATACGTAAGTTTCTGTTATGTAAGAAAGGATCATATATAACATCACCAAAACTATCTACTCTATCTACAACAAATGCATGTTCAATATCTTGAATATCAATCTTCATTCCGTACACTGGAATATTTGCTCTAAAGTTTATTGTTTTTCCGTCTGTAGTAAAAGTAATTTGATTATCTGGAACAAGTCTTCCAGATGCATCTACTACACGATAAAAGTTTTTGAATGTTTCTCTACGTACTGATGCTACGCCATATGGTGCAGTGAAGCTACCAGTAACTAGCATTGGAGATAGTGTAATAAATTCACCAGGACCAAAATTCTCTGATGACCATTCTAAAAATTTATATAATAGTTGTTCAAAGTCTACAGTGTTTCCTTCTTCATCAACATCTGTAAATCCCCAACCGATAAATTCTAAATATTTTTGATAACCCAACATTAAGTGAGCAACATCATCAATATTTTCTAGTATTTGCCCGTAGTTATAAGTTTTAATTTGGTCTGTTTTAAATTCTTTGTATCCGTTTGCAGTTACAACATTTGTTTTAGGCCACTCAACTAGTTTTTTCCAATCTTCAATATTATCGTCTAGTAATGTAGTCGATGTGTGTTCACGTAGACAAACATAAGGTTGTCCTTCGTATTTCATGTAACTGTCTTTACGATAGAATGCACCTTGTTGCCATTCGTTTAAATTTTTTCTATCACCTTTAGTGTTAAATGCTTTCTCGCCACTTGTCTTGTCCCACTCCATTGCAAAGAACGTAGGATTGATATCATCATAACCTTGAATTTTATATCCATACTTTCTTACATTAGGTTGAGAAATCATTGTCCAACTTGCATAATCAAATGTAATTGTTCCACCTGCTTCTAACGTTGTTTGTGTTGGTGATTTTCTTTTATAATATTTTCCATCTGCATCATTTAAAACAATATCGCCCGGTTTGTAATTTGTTGTGTCTGCTAATTGATATATAGGATAAGATTCATCTAATGAAACTTTTTCAACAATCAATGCACTAAAGAATTCACTTCTGTTTGGTTCACCGGCATGAATAACTAAATCAAAGTTATCTTTTGGTATATCTGTATATCGACTATTATTAAGTGATGTATTTTCTGCTAACAATCTAAAGTTATTAACAAAGCCACCTAATTTAGAACCTAGTTTAAATTCATATAGGTCTTTTTCTTGTAAAATATTACCTGTATTGAAACCTTCTCTTGAATTAAAAATACGAATTCCTTCTGCTACTTCATCTTTATATTCATAAAATACTTTGAAAGGTTTAGTAAGCATCATCAAGATAAATTCAATAAACGGATATTCACTTGAACGTCTCCATGCCATCTCTGTAGGAGACCCATCTCCAAACTCCCATGCTTCGTTCATTAAAGATATTTCACTGTTACCAATAGAGTTGTTAAAGAATAACCTATTAGGTGTTCTTAATACGCCTGCTCCGTCTAACGGTACCGGCTTTCCTGTTATATTATAATTATTGAATAATGTAACCCAAAGTCCTGGATCAGTAAAATCATTACCATGACTTGCAATAAAGTCTGCTGGCATTTCAGTAAGACCGATTACTTTGTGAGGTTCACGAACAGGATCATCTGTATTATAAACATACTGAAATATCCCTCTCCAATGACCTGGCATATCTGCATCTAGTGTTCTGTAGTTCCAAGTTTTCCAATCATTTGGATCAAATATTGTGTTGTCTAAATTATCTATATTGTTTCTAATCATCCATTTCTTAAAGAAAGGATACATTGTATAATTCTTTTCATATAGTTCCCAATCATTGGTTGCACTATCGTATGGACCATAATTAATTTTATCGTTTATAGATTGTTTTTCTGCTTCTAATCTAGCTGTTTCATCTGTTGTAGAATGAAATAAATTTAGTTTATTCCATAACAATGTCTCAAACATTAAAAGAATATCATCTGTTCTATCATTAAATTTAGGAGTTAAAGAACCGTCATGTCCTTGAAGAAATTCTACACTGCTTTCATAATTGTCATCTTGTACAAACTTTGGTTCATACAACGGATTAATTTTTAATAAAGTTGCACTTGGTGGAATATACGCTTCTTCAATATTATTATATCGTCTAAGTTCAATAACATCACTAGACAATACTGGCTCTACAAATTCAATTTGTACTTGGTCCATTCCATAATCTTTTTCTCTTTTTAAGATTACGCCATTTTTTATAACTGTTAGAGTTTCAAAACTATCTTTAAATTCACCTATGTTATTTGGATAAAAGTATTGTGTCTTGCCCACCTCAGGTGTAATTTGACCTGTAGTGTAATGAGAGTTTGGCTCTCCGTAGTTTATGTTAAACAAATTATCAAAGATACTGATACTTTGTTTTTTAGATAAGCCTATAGTTTTTATTGCCTCTTCTAAGATTTCTAAATTATTTTTTGAAACTCCACCTGCATCATCTAATATTTCTCTTACAGTTGTTATAAATTTATTTTTGTAACCTTGGAATGCTGTAGATAAAAAGTCAAATGCCTTTATTGCATCATAGTCATTTCTTGTTAAAGAAAAGTAAGCATCTGATACATCAACACTGTTAATTACTAAGACACTTCCTTGATTGTTGTGTCTTAGTTTATCATGATTGTCGCCTTTATTTCTATAATTATTATCACCGTTTGCTTCGCCTGATAAACCAGGTGTTGTTTCTACGATTCTTAAAAAGTGTTCATACCAAGTTGAGTAAGGCACCTGTCGGTTGTAATAAGTTTCATTATCGATATTATATTCTAACGAATGATGTATTCTTTGAAAGCCAGTATCACCGTCTGTAGTGACAGGTCCTGCTGTACAAATATCAACGTGAACAAATCCTACAGGATCAGCATTAACGTTAAATGTAATTGTACTACCATTTACTGAATAATTGTTTATCTGTTTTATGCCATCAATATATACATCTATCGCATTGCTATTTTTAGGAGTCTGTGATAATTCTAATACTCTAGTTGCATTTCTTCCAAACTCTTTTCTATAGTTTCTGTAATCAAATTCTGTTGTTATATAAGTTGGTTCAAATTTATTGTTGTCTGTAAGTTTAAAAAATCCATTGTCAGGCATATCTGACTCAAACATATATTCGCTTACATAGTCACCTGATTTAATCAACGGTGTAAAACCTAACTCTTGGTCTGCTTGATAAAGTGTGCTATCTCCTAACACATATGTAAATATTTTTGAGTCTTTTAAATAAACATTATCAGAATTGAATAGTCTAAATTGCGGAAACTCCCAACTTACAACACCGTTAACTGGTGCTGGTGTCATGATAGCTAATTCGATTCTATTATCAAATTCAATGATAGGTCTTTTAGCTTGTTCAAACTTATCAGCATTGTTTTCATTTATAATTTCTCTGATATCATCATAATGATACCATGCATTGTTTTGACTCCACCAGTTTGTAATATTTTGTCCTTGATAGTTTGGTCCTAATCTATCAATAGTTACATAGTGTTTGTTATCGCTTCTTAGTATATCGTCTGCTGGTGCATTAGGATCTGTTTTACACCAGTAGTACATAGAATAGTTTATAAACTTATCTAAATCGATAGGTATATTAACAGTTTTCTTTTCTGTATCAAATAATCTTCTGTGGTCATTTGTTAACGCACCTTTGTTGAAAAGTGAATTTAACAAATCTTCATAAAATACTTTTTGATTGTCACTTGAGAAGACAGGTTCTAGCCCATAATTTTCACGTGTAAAGGCATGTGGAGGGAATGAAAGATATATATCATTTTCATTATTAATACCTTTTTCTTTTCTACCAACATATGCTTTAACTTTCTCCATATCACTTTTGGAGAAAACTCTTTCAAGAGTAGTTTCAAAGATAGTTTCTAATTCACTATTCTGTAGATGTCCTGGTAAAAAATCATAAATCTTATTGGCCATAATTTGTTACTTCCTCGCCTTGTAATTCTGTTTGTGAGATTGCTGAAATTATTTTCACATCGGCTGATGTTGTAACACTTAAGAAAATCTCATTTGGTTCACTAGTAATACTTAGCAAGTCTGTAAAACCACTTGTTGAGAATTTAGGTGTTATTACAACACTCGCAATGTATTCACCAAGTTGCTGATGTAAATATGATGCTAACTCTGAGAAGTAGAATGTATCTCCAAACTCCCAATTTTCTAATGCAAAATATTCATTTACTTTTGCCGACACCGCAGTTTTGATTTCACTATCAGTATAAGATGTTCCTGATTTTTTAACTACTTTAAATGTAGCTTGATTTTCAGGTGTTGAAAATGATCCAAACAAATATTTAAACTTGACTGGAATATAACTTATATGGTCTGCGATAGCCGCCTTAGGTTCAATAGAACTCATTAATGATTTTAATTCATAATTATTAGGGGCAGTAGGTATTTGCTCTTTAAATCCTCCTGCAATCCATTTGTTTACTTTTCTTACATAGTCACTTGTCAACACATATAAGTCAACAATGTTACTTGTACTAGGATCAATTCTTTTTTCTAAATCTGCATAATGATCCCATCTAAAACTCATAAATTCATCTTCTGTATAACTTCTTCCTTCTACAACTTTGTACTTTCTAGAATCATAAACTATACATGTTGGATCATTTGAGTCTGGATACTCAAAGTTTACTATAGGAGACCACCCGGCACCAACATAGTTGTACCAAGTCTGGTCAGTTAAGTTGTACCAAATTTTTAAATCTGAACTTGTATTTAAAGGAACAGGGAATAATGGATCAGTACTTTGATTATCACTTGCTGTCGCTATCTTAGAAACACGTTCAAACGTTCTTGAACCATCTACGTAGTCTTCGATGACAATATTAGAAACGTCACCATATGAATTGAATATGTCTAACACACCATATGGATCACCGTCTGTAGTTTGTGTTAATAATTTAACTCTTGCTTGATTCATGTATCCAGCTTTAGTTATATAATCATCATAAACATATGCACTCTTTGTTTCATATGTTGTTGTTCTTCTTTGTAATGAACTTTTTAATTCAACAGTGGCTACAACTTTTACTGAGAAATTATCTAAGTTTACTGTAGTACTTCCGTCTCCTATGAATACATCTATTAAACTGCCTATACCTGGATCGATTGTCCAGAAGATAACCTTGTAATTAGTCACACCAGTTCCTGCCGTAGAGATTAGCTGTGTATGTGCAGTATCTATAAATTCACCACTTTTCTTAAGCAGTAAAGTAGACTGTGTAATTGTTTCTGTTGAACTAAAAGATATTTCACCATATGCAGTTTGTTTAAATCTAACATCGTTTTGTACATTGTCTGCACTTTCGATTGCACCCCAAGTTTGTGATGGATATGTAAATGTAAATTCATCTTGTGATACATCGTACAAACTAAAGAATGCATCTTGTACACCTTCCATTCCTAATGTTGCTGTTGTAAAATCTTCACCAGTTGGCAATTCATTTTGATCCATCCAAATAAAGTTTCCTGTTGTTTGTGCAGTGTTAAAATAATCAGTAGAAGGTTTTCCTAAGAACCCATATGTGTTTTCTAAATTCTCTGTTGATACTGTGGCTGTGGAACCAACTGCGTTTCCTACGTTTGCTGAATCTGTTTCAGTAGTAACGGGAACCATATCTGGTGAAATATTTATTTCTGATGAATTTACAACTTCGTTGTCTGCTTGTACTAACGAAAGTGAGGATACATATTTTGATATATCATCAACTGCAAATTCTAATTCACCATCAGTTGCAACACTACTATCGAATATTTGTCCTGTAGGACCTGAACCACTTACTGTACCTATTATTCTATCGTCTACGTTAGTTGGTGATACTATTTCTGTTGCTCTATCAACAAGATACTGTAGTCCTGTTGGAGAAACCAAATATGTTTTATAACTTTTTGGCACAACCTGTCCTGAATTTTCATCAACAAAGTCGTAAGTAACATCTGCACCTGTGTGTTTGAATTTTGCTTTGAATGTTGCACCACCGTTGCCGTCATCTGCATACTCATCGATAGGTGTAAAACCAATCGTAATATCGTCAGTACCAACTGTAGTTACTGTTGCTGATTCAACATCTCCAGGTCTGTAATAGTTAATAAGAATTTTATCTCGTTCTGCTAAATTAGTTTCGTTGTCTACTACAATATCTTTATTTCCATAGTAGAACTTAACTTGGTCTGTACTTTCAAATACAATCTTCTTACCTTTGATATAAGCTGTGTATTCTGCTTCATTTGTTCTTATACCAGGTTCGTATTTGTAAAATACAGCAATCTTTCCTGTAATGTCTGTTACTTGAGGATCCTCGTCCCATATGTTCCAAGACCATTGATTGTTGCTATCTAAATCATAATATAATGTAAATGAATCAATATTAACATTGTCAATCTTCTGTGACTTGATTGCATCTATTTCTGTTTGATTAAACGTTTTTCTAAAACCTTTTATAATTTTTTTAATTGAACCGTTTTCTGTCAATACTTGGTCTAATATATATTCACCTGGTTGTTGACTGTTAACTTTCTTAACTTTTACATAATACATTGCTCTGCTTGAGTTTGAAGGATTTATACTCTGTCCTTCGATGTATAAACAATCACCTTCTTCAATAGGCAATACTGAATTAGTATCAACTAAATCTATTTGCAAGTTATTAAGAGAACTTCTTGTGAATTTACCGTCTTCTGTAGTAACAAATGTATTTGCACCTGTTGTAAATTCTTGCCAAACATTTATGTTTGTTCCTGGTTCTACAGGATTTAATCCATCTGTGTTACTATCAGATATTGCTTCATATAGTTTATCATTTGGTGCTGTCCCGTGTCTGACACTATCACCAACTGTATATGCTGTAGAACTATTCCAAACATCTCTAAAGTTTTTAATATCTTTACTGTCTCTGTATTGATAGAAATATTGATTAACTATTGCTGGATGAGATATTGCTTTAGTTAATTCGTTTCTAATAAAGTCTGTAGAATTTCCGTGGTCTCTGTTAAACTTTAAAGAAAGTCTTAATGCATCGCTCCATGAATTTGGGTCTGTGCCATCTACAGTTGTATAATCAAAACGCTCTCCGCCCTCGTTTTCTAAAAATACAGAACCGTCTGTTCCTGTAATACTTAAATCTGAGTGATGTCCTGTAACATCGTCCATTTCAAAGTAACGTGAATTACCTGCGAATGAAGTGTTTACTGCTTTGACTTTTCTTACAACATTGTTTCCTAATGATAAAGGATAGATGTTATAGTCTTGAGCATTGACCATTCTGTCTTGTGAATAATATGCCTTCTGTGCAATTCTTCTAACACTTGAAAATGTTTCTGCCGCAAAGTTTTCTGCAAAGTCACGTGTACTTGCTAGTGATAATGTAATTCTATATTTTTGGTCATCTGCACCAATGTATGGAATAGAAATCTGTACATCTGCAATATCATTTGAATTCACTGTAAAGTTTTCGTTTGCACAAACTCTATACCAAACACGATAGTCACCGAATGCCGCATTTCCGAATACGCCATCAGGATAACGTAACTCTACTGAGTTATCAATGTTTGTATGAACACTAACTAAATCACCATTACCTGTTCTTAGTGAATTATAAATTGCAGTTTCACGTGTATCATTATCTACTTTAGTTACACTTGACAGATATGTTCCACTTGATGAGTCTACTTTTTGTATCCAAATATCTGAATTAGAAACGTCTGTATCATTTACAATTTCTGTTCTATTTGATACTTGAGTCAAGTATCTAAACAATTCACTTTTTAACTGACCCGCTTTTGCAGTCACAAAGAAACCTGTTCTGTCTGATGCTGGTCCTAAGTTATCATTTCTGTTTAAGATTGTGAAATTTTTTCCAGAAAGAGGTTCACCCTCAATAATTTTATCATCTTCAATGACTGTACGTACTGCTTCAAATCTTCTGTTAGCACCTGCAACATTTGATGTAAACGCATATGCTAGAGATTTTGATTCTGGGTTTTCGTTGATTTCATAAAGATAGTTTTCTATAGTACCAACAATAAGACTTGCACTTGGATCTTGAATTTTTGTATTCTTATTGAAGGATGCATTTAATACAGTTACAAATTTTTCATACCAGTCAACATCATTAGAATCATTCCAGTTACATACGACACCAGCGAGAGAATTACCTTCGTTGTCTGAAACATCTTCTGTAGTTGATACACTTGTAATCTTCATCATACCACGTGCATTGATAGGTCTTGTTTTGATATAACCTAACGTTTTTGCCATACGCAAAATACTCAAACGGCGTTCTGCGGTATCCAAAAAGTTTTCACGTGTATTCATGTCATTTCTAAATGCTAGAGAATGACCTAGGTATGCAACAAGGTCTAGAATTGCTATAAATTCAGAACTTGCTATAAAATCATTAAATTTATCCGGGTATGTTCTGCTAATATACGAAAGTAAACTTTCACGTATAGTATCAAAATCATAAGCCTTCAAGCTAACATTGGTAAATGCGGTATACACACTAGTCCAACTTTCACTTGCGAATAAGTTATCTATTCTGTCTTGACTCATTTTATTCTCTCTGTAGGTCTATTGTTAATGTAATCGGTTCTTTCTCTGGTAATAAATCAACCGATATTGATGCTGTTACTGTGTGGTCTGTTTCACGTAAATTAATACTTGTTAAGCTGACCCTTGGATCATCGTTGATAATCTCTGTTAAATCATCTTCGATAAGTGTTTTTATCTGAGGAGTTAATGGTTCGAATACTAGGTCATGTATAATAGACCCGTAAGTAGGCATCATTATTCTTTCGCCTTTTCGAGTCATTATGTTATTCAACAAGTCCTCAACCACTAACTCTTTTCCAGTTAGTGTGTGATTAATTGCTAATTTGTTTTTAGTACTAAAACCTATAAATCTTGCCATTATATACTCTCTTTACTATTAAGAGTATTTATCAACATATAAACTTCGAACTTTTTGTATTGACATTTTGATTCATTTTATGTATAATAGTTGAAATTATAGGAGAATAAATAAAATTATGCCTAATCTAGTACCTATGGTCATTGACCAAACTGCAAACGGAGAACGTAGTTTCGATATTTTTTCTCGTTTGCTTAAAGAACGAGTAATATTTCTTACAGGCGAAGTCAATGATTATCAATCTGACTTGATTTGTGCCCAACTTCTATTCTTAGAAGCAGAAAATCCAGAAAAAGATATCCATTTCTATATCAATTCACCAGGAGGTCATGTAACTGCTGGTATGGCTATCTATGATACTATGCAATTTGTCAAACCAGATGTTTCTACAATGGTTCTTGGACAAGCATGTTCTATGGGTTCTCTTTTAGCTACTGCTGGAGCAAAAGGTAAACGATATATGTTGCCTAATGCTAGACATATGATTCATCAACCTAGTGGTGGAGCAGGCGGTCAAGCTACAGATATGGAAATTCAAGTACAAGAAATTCTAAAAACAAAAGCACGACTAATTCAAATATATGTGCAACACAATACAGCCGGAAAATCTTATAATGATTTCTATGGTGATATGGAACGAGATAATTTCATGAACCCAGATGAATCATTGAAGTACGGTCTTATTGACAAAATAATCGACAAAAGACCAGAGTAACTATCCCGTAAACAATGAGAAGGATCACATCGATGTCTACAAAAGATATCATCCGCAAAAACTGGCCTGCGGTAGAAGAACGAATACGAACTTTGTTTAACAAGTATCGTTCAGAATTTGAAAAAGACGGAATTGAATTCAGTACAAAACAACAAAGTGAACTAATGAGTGAAATCGCTCAAGTAAGTTTTCTTAATATTCTCAAAGAAAAGAATATCAACACAGAAGTCAAAGTAGGTGTAAATGTCGCTGATGTTTATATCAATGGAGAACCAGTTGAAATAAAAACATGTGGTGCTGATAAATGGCAAGGCGGTAGTTTCTCAAAACGACCTGGATTGTATCTCTTATTGAGTTGGAAATATAACGATTCTACAAAACTATTTTGTGCAATGCAAGATATGGTTGAATCTGACTGGCGTAGTCATATGCTCAATGAAGATAAAAAGATGAAGAAAAATGCAACCTATTATGGCACTTGGTACGGTAAAAAAGAACTAGTAGAAGACAGTAGATATGAACTATTGTCAGGAAGCATTGATATTATTGATAAAAAGAAGGATGGATCTCCTCGAAAAGTGCCAAATATACACTTTAAATGGGTGTAAAAACTTGACAGAATCAAGAATCATGCTATTATATAGTCATAATGAAAGAGAGGTTAGTTATGACTACATACGCACAAGTTCACGCAGAAGCCACTACACAAGCAACGGCGGCTGTTGATAAATTTTTCAATGATGTTTTAAAAGGTGAAGACCAATTTGCATGTGGTTTTGCATGGGTTACTGTTTATCCTGAAAACAAGGGTAACACTAAACTAGGTAAAGCTGAAAGGGCAGGTCTAGAATCTATTGGATTTACTAAAGACTGGACAGGCAAAGCCTGGCAGTTGTGGAATCCTGGTAAGTACGCAGGTCAAAACATTGACGCCAAAGAAGAAGGCGCAGAGGCTTATGCAAAAGTAATGAAATCTTACGGTTTCAAAGCATATGCTGGTTCAAGGTTAGACTAAAAAACTTGACAGATTCACGAATCGTGCTATTATATAAACATGATGAAGGAGAAAGCTATGAGTAAATTTGTTATCGAAACTGCTATTCGTGAAAACTATGCCGCTCATAATGATGATTGGGATGGTGTTTCAGCATACTGGAAAAACAAAGGTGGAAACACTTATATCGTAGAGGCAGAAACAGCCGAAGAGGCTAAAACTGTCATTCCTTTAGTTACAGATTCTAGCAATGCATTTGAAGAAAACTTTTTTGATTTCTTTGAGTGTGACGATGATTTTGAATCTGAGTTTCTTAAATCTCAAAAAGAGTATGACCCAGAAGGATGGGAAACTCTTTATGTTGACAAAATTGTTCGTAAAGGCAAATCGTCAAACGATTGGTACATGAAACGTGGCTATATCGTTGGTGGTTGGCAGAAAGGTTCTGAGTATGAACATCTTATTGGTAAGTTTGTTGGTAATGTCGATAATCTTAGTACAGGAAAATGCGTCCTTAAAATTGAAGGCGATACCCGTACAAGTCTAGTATAAATCAATTATAATCGAAAGAGAGGTCGTTATGAAAATTTCAGTTATTCATTCAGCATTCGGAGATACTCCCCACGTTGTAGCATTTGTTGATGTTCCAGAAGGAACAGAAGAA